AAGTAACGACGAAATTCACGAGGCAGGACAACATTCATGTCTCCATATTTCAATTTAAGAAATCTGTAGACGGGGGGGATTTCAGGAATGTGGTAACCGGAATCTTCATCAATTGCTTTGAGTCGGGCAATGGAAATCTGTGGGTCACTGACGGGATACTCTGGGTAGTACATAAGTCTAAGGCACTTCATTCTGGATCTATAATTAGCTCCATGTCGAGAGGTCCGTCCTAGGAATTCAATCTCAGTACGGGTCTTGAAGAGTCTGGACTTTTCGTAGTTTATCATCCAGTTTAGCGTAGCGGCAGTTTGGGTGATTAGTTGCATGTCTCCATCCAACAAATCAATCACTTCGACGAGGGCGTCGTCTCCGTGTGTCTTGATCATTCTGTGGGTGCAGTGGGCGATCTTAAGTAGATACTTTATTCGGATCCAATTGATAATAGAATCAATAAGGTGCGTATAATAGCTACCAGATGGTACTCCTCCATAGCGTAAGTAAATCTTACCATCAGGGGTGGCAAGCTTGCGTTTGAGGAAAAGCTGCTTAGTATACAGAAATACAAGGCGGGCGGCTTCATTAGGGAAGTTTAGAATGGACTCTAGCAGTTCGAAAGCAAATTGGATTTCGTAGGGCTGAACTGAAGCGTCGAAACTAGACCAATCGATAGTTAAGTAGTAGCAGTTATCATTGGGGTCAAGATCATTGATAAGGCGGGGGACTTCAACTGTTGGGTCTCTTCCGATAAAATAAAAGAAGTTATTTGCCATGAACATGTCAATGAGTGGGCAGGCAAATAGGCCTTCGAGAAGCACATAATGGAAGCACTCTCCGAATACTTGTCTGACTTTAGTATTTGGCAACTCGACGAGTTGGGTGCGGGTAAAGGCAATATCAGGGGTGGAGTTGGCGGATGCAGTTTCGAGGAACGATTCAAAAGTTCCGTTTGCGTCGGCGGTGATACATTCATGCACTATCTTGGCGGCGATAGATTTAGCACGTTTGTAGTTTGGGCCATCCCGTGGTCCTTTATGCGTGGGGTAGGGCTGGGCGCCCTG